TAATATAAGCGACCATCAACATACCAATTTCTAAAAATTTCGTGCGATTTTTTATCAAAATCTAAAAGTTCTTTGATATATCTAAATTCTTTTCTGATAATATCTTTTAATTTATCACTTGCATTGACATTAGAAAGTTCAATCTCTACGGGAGAATCGTAAAGATCACTAACGATTGCTTCATTGACAACGTCTTCAATGGCATTATCCACCTCTGGGTGAATTGCCATTTCTCTATATCTCTTTATTAACTCATGTTCTGTTCTATATGCGCCTTCAATGTCGACATACGACCCATAAAATCCACTGGCAATAAAATTATCAACCCCGTCCCCATTATTAGGGGGGACGGGGGAAACTATAGATTTTGATTTTTCTTCACGTGGCTCAATAGAAAATCCAAAGAGTTTTGCCATTTTATAAGATAACGTTAAACTGTTCTAACTATTTATCAAGTTATTCAATAGCTGGTAGAACTTCAGTATTTGTGGATTCACCATCATCATTTTCAGAAGTTTCTTCCAGACTCAATGCATTCCAGTATAGAACTTGGAATTCAACGGTAAACTCTTCTAGAGTGTCGGTTGTATCCATCGAAAGCGCAATTTCGGAGATATTTGTTGGGAATAATCCAACAAACTTATATCCTCTCAATCCAAAACCATTTCTATCGAGTTGAGTTACTGTTGCATCCGCAGTATACATGTTTGGATCAACTTCACCAGATCCATTAGTAAGTCTACTGATACCATTCATCCACTGTTCCATGATAGTTCTGATTTTGAAATCAGCATCATTGAGAACAGTAACGGTCCAACTATCATAAGTTCTTTCTCCAGCAACTTTAAGAACTCTTCCTCGGAAAGGAACTTCAACTGGAGTGATGTTTGATGCTGGAAGGTTTGCTGCCTTTACCATGAAAGGAACTCTATCCTTTACATCATTCTCATTTGAAAATTCTAAATTTTCTGCTGCTGGAGTAGTAGCATTACTCATAAATGTAAGTGCTTGACCAGATGCAGTTGGAAAATTCAACTCAACCTCAAATAGATTGGGTCTTGCACCACCTCCAACTAATTTACTTTTAAATTGTGAGATTGTTCTGAGTGCCATTGTTCTTTAGTCCTCGTTTGTGAATATTTTTTAATAAATCAGTTATTTCCAATTACTTCTGAGAATGAAACCCCAGATCTAGTAGCAACGAATGTCAGTCCAATAAAGTTAATAGAACGAGATGGTTTGATGTAGATATCTGCAACAAACTCATTAGCATCAATCACCGCAGCAGTGTTATTTGTTTGATTACAAATAACTTTGAACTCCTGAATACCGCGCTTTGCTTGAACATCTCTCAAGAAAGGTTCAACTGCATTAACAAATGAACTTCTAGTGAGATTATCATTAAATTCAAACATTACATCTCTTGCAGCACCCTTAATTGCTTCCTGAAGATAGATGAACAATCTACGAACATTGATTCTATCAAATGCTGATGATTTGTTCAGTGCAGTCTTATCACCGAAGAGTGTAATACCACCACCAGGTGTGAAGATTACAGGGTTGATTCTTGCACTATAAAGGCGATCTCTTTCTGTTTGACTTGGATTGTAAGCAAGTTTTACAGCATTGAGAACAGAACCTCTAGCAGTTCCTGCAGGTGAATACCATGGGAAACTGATTGCGTCGTTTCTAGCACACATGCCAGCAATATCACCATTCAGAGGAACGTATCTGAAGGTATCACCGAAGCGATCATACATGTATTTGTATCCACTATCCAGAACACCATATGAAGATGAAGGAACGGGAGCATAGAAATCTAAAACATTCTGAGTGATGTCAGCAGCACTCTTAATGGTGTAACCATTTCCAGAAGTTGTAAGTAGTTCGCTTCTGCAAGGAGAAACAAATGCCATACAATCTTTTCTGACATCTGCAATGTTGATTACTTTACTTGCAAGTGCCTGTGCAGATTCTCTGGTATAACCAGCACCACCCATGAGAACAAAATTGATATCGTAATCATCATTGTTCAGGAAAATATCATATCCTGCGGCAAGTTGACCTACATCTGCAGCAAGTGCGCCAGTTGTTGTTAAACCAGTCTTACCTCCGTAGTTTTTACCACCATCAAGAGTTAATACTTGGTTACCTGCGGCACCAAATCCTCTGATATTACTTGCTGGTTGATCCCACCCATTATCAGATTGAAGATCAAATCCACTACCACCAGATGCAAATCCAGTTGCTACAAGAGCAGCAGGTGCAGAACCACCAAAGATATATTGTGAACCTTCTGCAATATACTTTCTCCAGTATGAAGTAGAACCAGCAGAATACTGAGCGTCAGTTGCCTTTGAAAGTGCAACGTGCTTCTCTAGGATAGTTCCAGCATTTCCAGTTACATCGCCATCATCATCGAAAACGACAACATGAACTTCATCAAATCTTGCATTTTTATCTGCACCATACACAGATGTTCCAGGTCTTTCTGCAAGTGTGTTCCAGAAAATCTCAGTTCCACCAGTTAAGGTAATTTTTTGATTATCGAACCAATCTTGCTGAGTGGTTCCTGTTGCAGAAGCAAATGCTGTTAAAATACCTGCGGTATGAATACCAAGTGCTCCATCTTTAGTGAAAGCATATGTTCCACCTGCCTGATAATCAACTGCGGTTTCTGTTCCAGCAGCAGAAACATGCGAAATAACCTTTACAGAAATTTGAGTTGCCGATGCTTCTGTAACAACACCTTTTAGATAACCATCAAGTGCTTCGGTTGTTCCAGCACCAATCTTAGTTCTACCAACCATTGATTGGGTAACACCCATACCAACAGTAACACCAGACTGTCCAAGTGCATCAAGACCACTGAAACCACTGAGGATTTGATCTGCCTTGCTATCAATGATTGCAACTTTAATTCCATTACCCCAAGATCCAGGAGATCTTGCTGCAAAAGTTACACCAGGAATTACATTTTCATCATATCCAAGATTTACATAATCTTCATAACTTCTGATTTTAATGCTGCTAGCAGAGCCAACAAAGGCGTTTTTAAAGTCGGTATCGTCAGATCTTACGACTTGAAGTGATCCGCCATAAGCAAGATACGAAGATGCCACTAACCACGTTTCATACTGATTATCAGTTGCGTATGGAGATCCGAAAGTGTTTAAAAGCTCCTGCTCATTGCTTACAAGAACTGGTTCATTGACTGGACCTTTTTCGAAAGGACCAACAATAGCACCAATACCTTCGGCAGTTGCATCAACTCTACCAAGAGTTAGATCAACTTCCTTAACAACAATCCCAGGAGATGCTAAGTTTAATGGCATCTTTACGTTCTCCGAATCCAAATTAATCTGAAATTATTTATTAAAAAGGGTATTTTCAACGGGGAAACAGTGGGTGAACATTTACCAATCAGGATATTCCCAGATATTTGTTATTTTCTTTATTTTTCTATTTTTTAATACTCTACTTTTAGTACATTCTTTACACTCATATGAATATGTAGATGGACCACTACCTTTTCTTGTTTTGTAATAACCATCAACCAGATCTTTTATCACTCCACAAGACCTACACTTCCTTTGCTTAAAAATTAAGTGCTCTAATTCAAACTCCTCATCAAAGTCCATTACATGTAATCCCACATATATGAGCGATCACCATATTCATCTGCATACCATGTTTCACCATCACTATCTACAAAGGTGCTTTCATTAAATCCGTCAGCAACAAAACCAAATGGTGCCATATCTTGTTCTATCTGATTTTTCTGCTCCTCATATAATCTTTTGCGAATATCATTATCTGTCATTTCTTTAAAATAATCTTGTGCAACTAACCATGCAAAAATAACTAAACACATTGCAAGGTCATCATTACATCCTTCTTCCGCTTCAAAAGAATTGTGTCTTTGTGCAAAGGTTGTTAATTCTGAAATAATATCGTAATCTGAAACTAATATCTTATCGTCTTCTAAAAGTGTTTTGAGGTTTGAACAACCAAGTTTTTTTACTGAAGAAGTTGTTCTAACACCAAGTTGTGATTTTTTACCACTAAAACCAGATCCAACAATTTGACCACTACGTCCTCTCATAGAACACATGAGAAGATTTTCGTTCTCCAAATCAAAATGTAAAATACTTGCTACCTGATCTCCAATATCGTTAACTTCAATCAAAATAAATGAATTATTATATGCTCTAGAAACTTCATCAATGATGCTTGGGAACAACATTGGTTTTATTTCGTTGTTCCTATACTTTGCAACTACTTTATATGGAAACTCTGTTATATCAAAAACAATAAATGCTGAATAATCATTACCTAAACCACGGGCAACATCAACCGTAATAAGATAATTATGTTCTTCCTGTGCTTGTTCATAAATGTCCAATCCAGCATTTCTTTGAATTGGGT